AGCGCTAGCTTCAAAGCTGGCACAATCATGCACATCTCTTCGTCTTATGCCATTTCTCTGGTAACTGGTTCAAGCAAAGATATCAACGGATATCCAAATACGTACCGTATCATGCTTCAGCTCAGTTCAAGCACTGACACTCCACCATCAACTGCCACAACTGCTTCAGCTCTAACCTTCTTGTGTGATGACAATGCTCTTCAAAGAAACAGATGGCATCATGTAAGCATTCGTTGGGGCAGTAACATCAACCAGAGCAGTGGCTCTTTCGTAATTGATGGAAGTGCCAGAGGGTCGTTTGTTGTCTCCGGGTCAAGTGTTGGAACAGGAAGCTTTCCTGGCAGTGGAGAACCAGTTATCTTGTTTGTTGGTAACTTCTATGAAGGCACTAACACAGGTCTAGACACACAAGCTTTGTTCCTGTCTACGAACATCGCTCAGAGAGATGGTTTGATTGAGTTGGTAAATGATCCACAAGAAGATCCAGACAACTTCTTTTTCAGACATCCACTGAATGCTGAAATTCATGACCTGAAACTCTATAACCGCTATCTCTACGACCACGAGATTGGTTATCTCAGACACGATGGTCCAACTGGAAGCCTTCTAGCTACAACAGGTAGTGGCGGAAGTCTCCTGTTCTATCTTCCTCCGTTCTTTACGAGAGAATCTCCAACCAGAACGTTTGTTGGAGACCATGGCGGACTGTTGGTTACTCCGTTCCAAGAAAGAGATGGTTCAACAAGTCATCCCTTCAGCCTGGACTTGTCTTTTGGTATTGCTGGTCACTATGTCAACCTAGAAAACTTCACCAGAGACTTCGCAACTGGAAACTACCCAAGATTGTTTGGTCTTACGGCTTCAGCTATTACGGGTCAAGCTCAAACGGCTTTGAGTGCCAATGACTACTTCTATGCTACAGGTTCAAACATTGCTCGTTCCTTGATGATTCTACCAAATGACAACGGACAGTTCTTTCCGAACTTCAACGTCATGAGTCAGAGCAACTTGAACTTGTCAACGTTCATTGATGATAACAGCACCTACACTCCAGGATTCATCACTCTCAGAGACATGCTCCCAACGCGTTCCATTGCGATGGGTCTTGTTCAAGATTCTGGCTCTATGATCACCAATGTGCTCGGCCCAAGTCCAGAAGATCTCAGCATCTCTGGTGCTTCAGGATTGACTGTATTTCACAGAACCAAAGACAACACTTCCAACCAGATTGTTCTCTTTGATATCAGCAATCTCTACTACGGCAAGCAGATTCACCCAACATCTTTCAGTGTTGTTGACACGGCAATGTCAAACTCTGATGGGAAAGTAAGAATCACACTTGCAGACGATGGAGAAGGCAACCTCTACAGGGCTGACTGTCTAACAACTCAGTCTAACTGGAACAGTGTAGGTAACATCTTCTACAACGAAGGCATTGGTCTTGTGAAGCACCCAAGTCTCTACTTCTTTGGTAAAGACCAGTTCACAATGAACTTCAAAGGTGTTCAGGATATCCATGTCCTGACGTTTAACTGTTTCAAGAGACCACTCCAGGTTGTGTCTTCAAGCAATCCGGACTTTCTTCTTGTCTCGGCTTCACAGAATGCAAATGACACTGATCAGAGATTCGTTTACATAACCGGCATCAATCTTCATGACGAAGATCTGAATGTTATTGTAAAGAGCAACTTTGCTCAACCTGTTCTTGCTCGCACAGCAGACAAGTTTTTGTTCAAAGTTAAAGTTGACTTCTAAGATTATATTTACAATACGAAGTGAGAAACACACATGACTAAAGTTCTAGGTAAGGGTCTCTATATTCAAGTTTACAGGGGTGCCATGAAAGGTACGCCTGCTGAGAAGACAGCAAAGCTAGTAGCTGCCATGGACAAGTGGAAAGCACTTGGTGTCACTGGCGTTGCTTGGCACGGATTCGTTGGAGATCTCAGTGTAGCTGAGTTTGCCAAGGTAACTAAGCTCTGTAAGGACAGAGGCATGAAGTCTCTAGCTGCCTTCGGTCTTGGTAGTACCAGACCTGTTGACTACGGTAACTGGATTGGTGACCTTGCAAATGCTCCTGATTGTGATGGAGTTGTGTTTGACATGGAAGGTGCCTGGGAAGATGAACAAGCTGATAAAGCAAAGGCAAAGCTCATGGGAAATACATTTAGAGCTAAAGCTCCAAATGCTCTCGCCATTGACCAACCCTGGCCAGTTCCAACTCTTCACTGGAGTATGTTCCCGTGGGAAGAGTCAGCAGAGTTTATTGATATCAGAGCTCCACAATACTACTGCAACAACTGGCGTAACCAGTGGGGTAAGGACGCCTATGAGAAGTGCTGGAAGTGGTTTGATGAATCATGGGTAAAGCTTAACGCACGACTCGCACCAAAGAACTTAGTTAGACCTGTTATTTATACCATTCAGGGATACTACTGGGATCTGACAGATCTTGTTAACTGTTTAACTTCCTTTGACACCATGCTTGTGTGGTCAGAGCCATTCCCTGATGCAACCTTTATGATTGGTTTGGACGCTTGGCACAGACTGCAAAGTCTGGGATTCTCCGGTCCAAAGGCTGTTGAATTATTTCAGGTAAGTTGGAACAAGTCTCACCCAGCCGATCTCTTGACTGTTGATAATGGATTCGGGCCAAAGACAGCCGCCAAACTAGGCGTTGATCTCTCAGCTCTACCTAAGACATAACTCTTCCTCTCCCTCTATTTGGTAATCCTCCACAGACATCATAAGCCATAATAACTCTATGGTTGCCAAAAAGAAACCAAAGAAGAAGAATTCCGTAAAAGCCCAACAGAGCCCTCCCAAGAAACGCAAGCGTCGTAAGAAGGGGAGATATAGAACGGGCACCCACAAAAGCCCAAAAGCCAGTAAACCTATAGACTACAGGTCTGGCTGGGAGCTTGAAGTGTGTAAGTACCTTGACCACGAGCCGAGTGTTGTTTCGTACGAATACGAAACAATCATAATACCGTATATCTCCAATATCCGAACTGGTAAAGTGAGACGTTACTTTCCTGACTTCCTTGTGACCTACCAAGATGGTAAGAGGGTCATGGTTGAAGTCAAGCGTAACGATAAACTTACCAACCCATTGGTTATGAAGAAGACGGAAGCAGGTAGACAGTGGTGTCAACAAAACGGAGCAATATACGAACTATGGTGTGATACATTGATAGGAAAGATCAAAAAGATAAATGAAGTGGTGAAAAAATGTCAAAATGTTCGGTCTTCAAAAGAGCATCAATTAATGCTGAGTGGATCAAAATAAAGTATGTTGATGAACAGCAATCAATGGTTGACATAGCTAAACTGCTTAATTGCTCTAGAAGCGCTGTTCGTAGAAGATTGGCTGATGTTAATGTGAAGTTACGACAACCAGGAGTGGCCAGTGCTCTTGCTCAACAAAATCCTGAATTGAGATTACAAAGAAGCATTACCAGAACTGGGGAATTAAATCCTGCATTTGGTAAATACGGCAAAGATCATCCGGCATGGAAGCCAAACAAGATAACTCCTTTATATAAAAGCATACGAAATTGTGCCTTTTACAAACAATGGCGCGAACAAGTATTTGAAAGAGACAATTTTACATGTCAATTATGTAAAAATCGTGGAGGCAATTTGAATGCTGACCATGTTATTCCTTTGTGTGTTCTCATGGATAAATTGAAAGTTAAAACACTTGATGAAGCTTTGTTGTGTAATGAATTATGGATAGTGACAAATGGTAGAACATTATGTGTTAAATGTCATCGTAATACCAACACGTATAGTAAAAGAGTAAAACAATATGAACAAATCAATTAATAGAGAAGATTCGCAAGTTAAACAAGATGGTAGCGAAAACCAAGTTACCAAAGAATACCACCTCGGGCTTGACATCTCAACAGCCGTAGTTGGGTTTGTTATTCTAGAACCAAATGGTACCATGGTCAAGATGGACCACGTTAAGCTCAACATAGTGAAGTTTCCTGACCTGTTCACCAAGGTTGATTGGACCATTGAACGCTTGATTACAGGATGTGATGGTTACAAGATAAAGAAGATCTTCGTTGAAGCAAACGCTAAGATGTTCACTCCAGGATTTTCTAGCGCAGACACTATCCTTACTCTTGCCAAGATGAATGCTCTGGTTTCATACCTGTCTCACAAGTTCTTTAACGTACCAGTAACAGACGTTAACGTAACATCTGCTCGTTCAAGGATTGGCTATAAGAACAACAGGTTAGACAAGCGAACTGTAAAAGAGAAAGTCAGAGAGTTTGTTGTTAACCTTCACCCTGAATTCCCAATTAAGACACATGTTGCTAAAACCGGCAAGAGCAAAGGTCAGTCTGTCATGAACGCTGAAGTAGCTGATGAAATTGATGCATTCGTCATAGCTAGGGGCGGACAAATACTAAATCCGTAAACAAAACAGGACCTATATTTGATACTATGAGGTGTCCCATTTGGGTAATAAAGCACCATGGTTTGGAAAGAAACTTTCAAGTGAGCATAAAAACAAATTGTCTATGGCTCATAAGGGACAAATTCCATGGAACAAAGGCAAGAAAACTAACCCTTTGTCAACAGAGCATAAGAAGAAAATTGCTGACGCAATGAAGATTGCTCGCGGCGGGCAAGTCCTCAATCCGTAAAGCACTTTATTTCACATAAAGCACCTGCTACCCTGTAGTTTACGGTTGTATGTTCACTCAGGGTCAAGCGATTGAGTTCATCCAAAAGGTATTTGGAACAACAAAGCTCACTAACAATGGGTTAAATGCAAATGTAATTTGCCCTATCTGTGATGAGAACAAGGAAGTCGCGACTAAACGAAAGCTGGCCATTCGTACAGACAACTTCATCACTCACTGTTGGGTGTGTGGGTACAAGTCAAGATCTATTTATTCTCTTATTAAGAGATACCACCCAGATTTCCTTGCTGAATATGATTCTGTCTTTGGCATTAGAGATAACAAGGGAGGTAGATGCATCGTCGTATATGATGAAAGTGACCTTTTGCCAAAAGAAGAGGCTCTCAAACTACCACAGGGGTTTACGCTTCTGGCAACTAGTTTCCACGACGAAGATACTGAATGGTTTTTAAGGTATGCGAAGACCTATTTACTTGACAGAGGATTGACCTACCAGGATTTCTGGTTCTTTAAGTTCGGAATCACAACAGATGATCCAGCTTACAAAGGCAGAGTCATCATACCTTCTTTTGATGCAGAAGGCAACCTGAACTACTTTACGTCAAGAGCCATAAGCAGAAGGCTTAAACCGAAGTACTTCAATCCAAAATTAGACAGAGAAACGATCATATTCAATGAGATTCACATTGACTGGTCAAGCGAACTTACTCTGGTAGAAGGTCCATTTGACCTAGTAAAGTGCAATGAAAATGCTACCTGTGTTCTAGGATCAGAACTCACACTCAAGTACAAACTTTTCCAGAGAATCATTGAGAACAACACACCAGTTCTTCTTGCATTTGATGATGACGCTGTTAGAAAAACACTGAGAACAGCTAAGTTGCTAACGGAATACGGAATAACAGTCAGACTCTATTCTCTCCCTGACAATACACATGATGTTGGTGAGATGACGAAAGAGGAGTTTATTTCTCTAATTCCAAATGCAAAGCTGTTTAGTATGGAAGACTCTCTTCGTCACAGGATAGCCTCCATTTAACTGTTAGGGGATAATATGGGTTTGAAGATTCTTCATATCGCTGATCTTCACTGGCGAGGAATTGCTCGTCACGAAGAATATACAAGGGCATTTCAAATGCTCTTTGGACACATTCAAAGAATCAAGCCAGATCTTCTCTACATCGGTGGAGATATCTTTCACACCAAAACCCAAGGCATCTCTCCAGAAGTCATTGAGAAGATGGTGTGGATGTTCCGTGAAATGGGCGACCTTGTTCCAACTCACGTGATTCTTGGTAATCACGACGGTAACCTAGCAAATGAAGATCGCCAAGATGCTATCTCCCCTTTGTTGCATGCCCTGAATCATCCTAATATCTTTCTGTACAAGAAGAGTGGGAATTACCATGTAAGTGACATCGGCTTTGATATTCCAGATTATGGATCAACCAAAGAGGCTGTCAAGGTTAACTTCTGTGTCATGTCGTGTTTTGACAAGGACAACTGGCACAAGGTCTATCCAGAAGCCGGATCTCTCAACATTGCCATGTACCACGGTTCTATCTCAGGTTGTGAGACAGATACCAATTGGGTTATGAAGGAAGGTGAAGAAGATGTCACGCTCTTCTCAGGCTATGACTTTGCTATGCTTGGGGATATTCACAAACAACAGTGGATCGCTTCAAGACCAGACAAGAACAACAGAGTAAAGCCTTGGGTTGCTTATCCCGGTTCTATGATTCAGCAGAACTTTGGAGAAGACGAACTCAAAGGTTTCCTTGTCTGGGACATCCGCGACAAGGATGACTGGGATGTTCAGTTTGTTGAGCTTGATAACCAGCAACCGTTCGTGACAGTTCCATGGAAAGGCACAGTTCAAGACACTGTAGGGTTCATCAAGGAAACACGTCAAAATAGAGCCTTTATTCCTGGCACTAGATTCCGTGTGTCTTCAAGCAACACCATCTCTCAGATGGAATCTAGACAACTCCAGAGCGAACTGAAAGACGTTTACAACGCTTCTGAGTTAACGTTCAAGTTTGAGACTTCAACGAAGGTTGAAACCATTCAGACGAACTCTGTGCACGCTGCCAAGACCAGTCTTCGCAATGATGTTCACACTCTCAAGCAGCTTTACAGGGAATTCCTGTACAACAACAATTCCAAGTATCCTCTCACGGGAGACCAAGTAGATCAAGCTCAAGACTTGATTACTGAGTATCTCAACAAGTTCAATGCTTCCGAAGCCGAGAGTCCAAGAGATGTTACGTGGTCCATCAAGAGTATGGAGTTTGACAACCTCTTCCGTTATGGAGAAGGTAACTCAATCAACTTTGAGAAGCTTGAAGGCATTGTCGGAGTGTTTGGGTCTAACCGTATTGGCAAGAGCTCAATCGTTGGAGCCATGATGTATGGCTTGTTCAACACCACTGACCGTGGTCCCTTGAAGAATGGCAATATCATCAACTACAACAAGAACTATGGACATGCCCGTATTCGTATCAACGTTGCCGGAACTGACTACATCATTCAGCGTGCTTCCAAGAGAGCAGAACCACCCAAGCGTAAGGGAAAGAAGATTATTGATAGCTTTGACATTGACAAGACTACCACAGAGCTCAGCCTCTGGAGATGTCAACCAGACGGTTCTCTCTTGCCTTTGAACAGCGTCACCCGAGATGACACAGACAAGGAAATTCGTAGACTGATAGGTAAACCAGAAGACTTCCTTCTTACAGCTTTCTCTAATCAGGGAGGCATCAATCGTTTTATTGAAGAGGGAGCTACTCAGCGCAAGTCCATTCTCAACAGGTTCCTTGACTTGGATTTGTTTGAGAGACTGTTCAACATGGCAAAAGATGACTGTGTTATTGTCAATAACAAGACAGCCAAGTTCACCACTGGTTCCTTTGATGATCTTATCAAGTCCATAGAGAAGTCCCGCGAAGAACGCTTGATACAGTTGCAACAGATTGAGGAAGAGATCAAGGGTCGCAGATCCAAGATTGACAATCTTCGTCTCTGGCTTCTCCAAAATAAGAGTGAAGGCAACGAAATAGATCCAGCTATACTCTCCGTAGTTCAATCTTCAATTCGCAAGATTCAACTTGACCTAGACAACTGTTTTGTTCATGAAGAAAGATTGTCCGCTGGAATCAAACAAGACAATGAAACCATTGCTTCTACACGCTTGTTGTTGGAAGGAATCAATATTGAAGATCTACGTCTCAAGAGCGAGACCATGTCCGGTATTGAAGCAAAGGTACGTGAACTGTCTTTGATTTACAAGGACAGCGATAACACACTTCAAGGACAAGAGAAGTCAGTCAAGAAACTAGCTACAGTTCCTTGTGGAGATCAGTTTCCAGAGTGCAGGTTCATCAAGGACAGTCATGAAGATAAGAAGTCAATTGACAAACAAAGGGCGTTCGTCAAAGAGCTACTTGTTCAGTTGAACTCTGTAACCGACACCTTGACACTCTATCAACAGGAGAAGTTAGCGCAGAAGATTACTGACTTTGAGAAGATGGAGAACAACCTCCGAGTGGTTGAGTCCGGACTTGACTTGAAGATTTCCAAGATGGAAACCACCAGAACCTTGAAGGTTAACCATGAAACGGAACTTCTTGGACTTAAGTCTAGAGAATCTGAACTTCTAGAACGCATGAGTCAGTCTGCATCTAGCGCATACGAAGCCAAGAAATTATCTCTCAAGATGGAAGAGGGAGATCTAAAGACCCTAGAAGACAAGAGGAACAACACGTTGGTTAACATCGGCACTCACGATGCCAAACTTGAGACTCTACGAAAAGACCAAGCGGAATCAATTGAGCTTCTTGGGAAGCTTAAGATCTACGATTCTATTCAAGCTGCATTCAGCAAGAATGGAATCCCTGCAATGATCTTGAAGACACAACTCCCAGCCATCAACTTTGAGCTCTCAAAGCTCTTGAGTAACGTGGTTGACTTCAAGATTACTCTAGAGACAGACATCAACTCAAATGTGATGGACGTGTTTCTGGAAGACGCTATCAGCCGTCGTATCATTGAACTAGCTTCCGGCATGGAGAAAATGATTGCATCTCTTGCTCTGAGAGTAGCTCTCATCAATCTTAGTTCACTTCCCAAGCCAGACATCTTCATCATTGACGAAGGTTTTGGCGTGTTGGATGAAGAAGGCATCCAGAAGTGTATGCAACTTCTTTCCATCATGAAGACCAACTTCAAGACGATTCTAGTTATCAGCCACGTATCAGCTATCAAAGAGGTAGCCGACAGAATAATTGAAATCAACAATCTTGGACTAGAATCAAAGGTAGAGGTGTAGCATGAGAATGCATTGTCAACCAAATGTTGCTGACGGCACAGGTAAGATGGTTTGTTCCCAGTGTTGGGATGTAGTTCAGGGCGACAGTCACATCAAGTATGAGACAGACAGAGAAGTCTTTTGCTTGATTGTTCTACATCCACTGTGTGTCAAACCATATGACATGGCGAAGATTGGTAGAACTCATAAGTGTCCCAAGTGTAACGGAGATGGCAGATTTCAGCAAGGGTTACAATCATTTGGTGTTGCCATGAATCTCTGGGGAAGTAACACTCCACCCCCATGTCAACTCTGTGAAGGTTTTGGCTATTTAGAGAAGGCACCGATTCCTGTTCAAGTTGTTACTGAGTGGAAGAAAGCTGAGTAGATAACATTGTTATAGTATCTTCATTGGCCAACAGAATCAAAACTGATGCTACCGTAGAACAGCTAAGCCAAGTAGCTGAGTTTTACCGAAACTTAGATGCAAATATTTGTCCTTGACAAAGATCCAACACTAGCAGCACAGTTTCACTGTGATAAACACGTCTTGTCTCAAATAGTAGAAGCCACACAACTCCTGTGTTCTGTGTATCCTCCCGGAACAGCTCCTTACAAACGAACCCACTACAATCATCCAAGTGCAGTCTGGACTAGGACAAGTCAACAGAACTTTGACTGGCTTGTTCGTCTTGCTTGTGCTCTCCTGAACGAGTACTGCATTCGTTATGGGAAGATACATAAGACCAGTGAAGTTATTGACTGGATCTTACACCATAATCCATCCTTGCCTTGTACTGGGCTGACTGATTTTCCGCAGTGTATGCCAGAGGAGTGTAGAATTCCTGGCTCTTATGTGGAAGCATACAGAAAGTATTACATGGATGAGAAGGCTGCATTTGCAACCTGGAAGACCAACAAGCCATATTGGTGGATATAAATCAAACTACGAACCATGACCGAAGAAGTACAGCAAGACGAGTGGTTTATTTTTGACAGTTACCGAGAGATGAAAGTACTCCACGATGGCAAGTTGCTCATTGTCAGACCCTTTGACAAAGATGTAACGGTTCCTCTGTTCTGTCCTCTGTGTAAATTCCCTCTGAAAAACGCAGATGACAGTATTGCCTATCGCAAGACAAGAACTTGCGACAAGTGCTTGCTACGCTGGAATTCTGAGCCAGAGCAGGTAGATACCCAGACCGAAAATTTCAAGCAGTACATCAAAGAGAGGGAAATGCTAAGTAAACCCTATTTACATTTCAGATGATTGATATAATACCTCAACATCTATTGGAGAATTCCTTGTAGTGAAGCGAAGAAATTGGCAATTGGTAAAGCAAACAAAGGTCGCAAACGACCAGACAATATTGCACGTAACAAACAAAGAGCACTAATTAATAAACAGTAAGCAGGATTACCCATGCCAGTACAAGACTTTAAGAAGTATCAAAATCTCGCCAAGTGTATGAACACTACCTTTGGTGACTCTGCAACAAACAGATCCAAGACGCTGAACCAGTCTATCAAGATGGCACTCTACAATGAAACACTTGTAAAGGTGACCTTCATGATGATCGTCAACTTCGGTTCTGATAACATGGTTCGTGAGATGGCAAACCGTTTTAAGAACGAAGCCATGAGTATGGTTAAGGGTTCTATTGAAAGACTCAAGAAAGATTACGAAGAGTCTACTGATGAAAAGGTAACTCTCAAGATTCTTGATGACTCTGTCATTGACTCATATGAGTTCTTGTCTCATTCCATGTATAACCCAAAGAAGACTGCCTACTACCGTCTAAGCTGCTTAGTTGACATTGACTAAGAAATAGGTAATTCGGTTATGGCAAAAGATATTGAGTTAAAGGGCAAAGCCCGTTCCGACGAAATCGTGAAGTGCGGACAAGATCCGATCTACTTCATGAAGAGATATGTTTATATCTCACACCCCGACAGAGGTTTGATCAAGTTTGATACGTTTCCTTTCCAGGATGAGTGTGTCAAAGACTTTGAATCTCATCGTTTCAACATTGTTCTCAAGTCCAGACAGCTAGGACTCTCTACTGTTGCAGCTGCTTACTGTCTGTGGTTTGCTCTGTTCCAACGTCAAAAGAACGTCTTGGTTATCGCTACACGTTTGGATGTTGCCAAGAACTTCCTTCGTAAAGTACGTCAGATGTTTGATGGTCTTCCAAAGTGGCTTATCATGCCAACTCTCAAGGAAGATTCTGTTCGTTACCTCAACTTCACAAACGGTTCTAGAATCACAGCTATCCCAACCGGCGACGACGCAGGTCGTTCCGAAGCTGTGTCTCTCCTGATCGTTGATGAAGCTGCCCACATTGACAAGTTTGACTATCACTGGACGGGTCTTTACAGCACTGTCACACACAGTGGTAGAGCTATTATTCTTTCTACTCCAAAGGGCGTAGGTAACAAGTTCCACGAACTGTGGATGGGTTGTGATCTTAAAAAGAAGGAGAACGACTTTCACGGCATTGAACTACCCTGGAACGTTCATCCCGAACACGATCAAGCTTGGTTTGATCACCAGTGTAAGAACCTTGACAAGAGAGGTATCGCACAGGAACTCTTGTGCGACTTCCAAGCATCCGGACAGACCTACATCTCTCCACCAGAGATTCAGTGGTTAACAGATTCTATCAAACCACCAATCGCCAAGTTTGAACTTGATCCAAATGTCTGGATATGGAAGTATCCGATCACGGGCAGGAAGTACGTAATGTCAGCTGACGTTGCTCGTGGTGATGGAGATGACTACTCAACATTCCACATATTGGATACAGAGGACAACGAAGTTGTAGCTGAGTATCAGGGTAAGCGCCCACCGGATCGCTTTGGAGAGCTTATGGTTGAAGTTGGTCAGCGCTACAACAACGCCTTGATCTGCAACGAGAAGAACTCCTTTGGTTTGGCTACGTCCTATAAGCTCAGGGATTTGAAGTATCCCAATCTCTATTACGAGAAATTTGCTAAGGGTGGACCATACCAACAAATCTATAACCCGCTAGATGTTGAAGGTGAATCACCTGGATTTACTACAAGTTCAAAGAATCGTATTCAAATTCTTTCAAAGCTTGAGCAGGCAATTCGTAACAAGAGTGTAAAAATCTACTCTTCTAGATTCGCAGAGGAAGTAAAGACTCTCATCTGGAAAGAGACAAGAGCTCAGGCACAGAAGGGCTACAACGATGACTTGGTCATCTCTCTGGCTATCTTGTGCTTCATCTTTGAACTTGGAGACAACGTCTCCATGGACAACACTGCCGTGAACAATGCAATGGTTCGCGCATGGTCTAAGTCCAGCACCAACTACACTTCTACCGGTTACTCCAACATGGCAGCTAGTGTCATCGGGCAACAAGATTCTATGGCTACAGGATTTCAGCGCAGTTCCATGGGCAACGGTCTAAAACCAGGAATGATCACACCGGAAGGTTTCGTTCAAGTTCCAGCTGGACAAGTGCCAGCGGGAGTTGACAAGGCGCAACTAGAGTCAGCTCTATCCATCTACAACATGTACAACTGGTTGCTTAAGTAGCCGTAATCAAACAAGAAACGATTATAGAGTTCAAGGTGACCCTACGTGTGTGGTAGAGTTGAGATACTCCCACATGAAAAAGATTGATGCGAAAAGCTTGACTCTCAAGGCTCTTGTTGCACTCCTTAAGGATAAGACCGTCAAGGAACTACACGAATTTGCCATGAAGAACTTCGGTGCTTCAATCGGGCAAGGTGCTTTCCGCAAGGTATGGAAGGTTGACCTACGAAACCGTTCTGTTGTGCTAAAACTTGCCAACAACGAAGATGCCGCATGGTCCAACGGAACCGAAATCAGAGTGTTCAGAAAATGCAGGAAGTTGTCCATCATCTCCCGCATGTACGCGCATGACAAGACAAAACGGTGGGTGGTGTCAGAGTATGTCCCTCACTCAATCGCTGATGAAACCGTGATGGCTTACTTCAACATTCCCAAGAAAGCATGGAGAGAAGACATTCACAGCTTTTCCGGAGAAGGGCTGTTTCGGTATTTTCAGCAACATCATGAAATTCAGGATAATCCGTGGTACAAGGAATTAAAGGAACTCAAGGAAAAGGGCGAAGTCTACGACCTTCACTACGCTAACTGGCGGATGAACAGCGAAAACAAGCCGATTCTTGTAGACTACGGTTGCGCAGGAGACCAATAGTTTCCACCACTTACGAATATGATTTAATAGGTTCACTTCCATGTGGGCGCATGGTATATTAGTAGTATGAAGACGAAGGCAGCAAAGAAGTCCACTGTTGCTCCCGATGACCAGAACAAGGTCTGGGACATCAACGCTCTCATCGTCCGACTTGACGGCATCAAGGGACAGACCGCTGTCACTGAGTTCGCGAAGCTTATCGGGAAGTTCATCGGGTCCGGAATTCACCGTGACGCCTATGTGGTCAAAACCACTAAGTTTTCTGTCGTGTTGAAGGTTGCTCGTCAAGAATACGCGATGACTTCCAACCGGAGCGAAATCCAGGTTTCGCACTCGTATCGGAAATCTCCTGTGCTTTCAAAGATTTACGCCCATGCCAAGGACGGTGCCTGGATCATCGCGGAATTCATCTCGGAAGAGACCAACATGGGCAAGATTGCTGCGTTTTTCAGCCTTAAGATTGACGCAGACCAGGGAAATATGCGTTGTTCGGATTTACGTCTTACCAGGAACATCACGGAAATTGCCAGCGTCCAGAATCACCCCTGGATCATGGAATACAAGAAACTCCTTGCAAATGAGAAGGTTGCAGACCTTCATGAAGGGAACTGGCGCATGCGTGAATCGGGTGAGCCTGTGATCGTGGACTACGGATTCTCACGGCACGGTCGCTAACTGACCGAAATCTCTAGGCTTTCTGGACCCTACGAATAAAGATTAATAGGGTTCAGAAGCTTGTCCCTATATGGTATATTAGTAGATAGGAACAGGGAGACAGACACCATGGCAAACCAAAACTGGACCGTAGAAAAGATCGTAACGTTTCTCAACACGAATAACCTCGCGGTTGAGCGTGGGATCGTTGCCATCTACAATCGCCAGACTCTTGACGAGAAGCGTGTTCAACACACGATTCACAACAACAAGATTGGTTTCAGCGCTCCGGATGGCAAGAAGGGAACCTACTTCGCTCGTTGGATTCTCAGTGGTCGCAACCTTACGGGGCATCACCTCATGGCAGCGCGTCGCCTCGCGATCAAGTATCGCGCTCAGCTTCTCAACATTGCCTTGGAAGAGAAGCCCACGGTTGCTGTCAAGCCTGTTGTTGTGGCAAAGCCTGTAGCCAAGAAGATTGTTTTCAAGGCTAAGAAGCCTGCTGCTAAGCCTGTTCGTTGTTCTTGCCGAGTTTGTGTTGCCAAGAATCGTCCGGCACCTGTCAAGGTTGCAAAGCCGGTTGTTGCCAAGGTTACTCCTGCGATGCCTGGACGTGAAATCTGCAACGTGTGTCAGATCATGAAGTGTCCGGATGGTTGCTGCTGTGGGTGCTAAGGGTCCGAAACGCACACCGCCCCTTACCGGGGCGCAAAGACTGGAGAAGGCAAAGCGTCGCTTGCTTAACGTTCATCTCCAGAGCTACCACGACAAGCACAATGAGAATGCCAACTTTGATGTGACGGCAGAGGATCTCAAAGCCAACATTGATCGCTTGTACAAGTTTCTGGATGAGCAAATCGCAAAGCAAAATACTCTTCTAGATGAGAGATACCCTCCCAACAGCAAAGAAGAAAAGAAAGAAGACAAGAAGTAGTAATGGATATGATGGAAAGAGTTCAGTTTGCAGTTGAAGCTAGTGATTACGAGAGATTCCGGTTGTGGCAGGAGTTTCATTCACAGGCAAAGTGTTGGGAACAGGAAACGCGTGGAAGTATGATTACGGTTGGTCACATTAGTGGACGACCGATCTGTGTCCAGCTTTCTTGGAATGCCATCAACGGCAAGCGTGTCTTGTTCTACAATGCCTCAAGTCAGTTGGTTGACTGGGTTATGATTGAAGAGTGGTTGGTAGATAACGCTCTGACACCTGGACACACCAAGACTGACGCATCAAACTTTCATCTCGTCTTCCATCAACTGCAATAAGTTCACAAGCTTATCTTGACATGTTAAACTGAAAGGACTATAATGCAACGTTATCCTAGGCTAACCGATGGTCCGACTCCAAGAGATAATCGTAGGCGAACACCTATTATCCTCTATCGTCAAAGTGTAGATGACAGAGAAGCTTGGGAAAACGAATACAGAGCGATGAACCGACACTTTGTTACCACAAACAGTCGCATGGCTGTTCACGGTGGTGACCTTGTGATTGGTAGATACAGCGTTCTACCTTTCTATCATGAGCTTGAAGCTGATCTGAATCATGAAGGCTGCAACCTCATCAATTCCCCTTCTCAGCACACCTACATCGCTGACCTACAGAATTGGGTTGCAACACTTGGAGACATGACGCCAACGACTTGGAACAGACTGGAAGACCTTCCCGAAGAGGGCCCGTTTGTTCTCAAGGGAGAGACGAACTCTGTCAAGAATAAGTGGAATACCCACATGTTCGCACAGAACAAGAAAGAAGCAATTCAGGTATATCTTCGCTTGAGCGATGACCCTTTCATCTCTCAGCAGAGGATCTACATCCGCAAGTTTGTGCCGATGGTGACCTTGCTCACAAGCCCAGTGAACCAGCAACCCATCACCTTGGAGTTCAGGTTCTTTGGACTCTATGGAAAGGTGCTCTCCCATGGCTTCTATTGGTCTTCCTTTGTTGATGACCTAGACGAGACACCCAAAGCCTCACCCGAAGTGATTGCCTTTGCTGAAAAGGTTATAGGGATTCTTTCTAGCCATGCAAACTTCATGGCTGTGGATATTGGTGTAGCACAGAACGGTAAGCCGTTCGTTGTTGAAGTGAACGATGGGCAAATGTCGGGATTGTCAGAGAATGATCCCAACGAGCTCTACGCAAACATGAAAAAGGTCGTCTGGGACGACCTACCGGGAGAATAAGATGAAAGAGAATTGGATTTCGTTTTTCATGGGTACCTTTATCTTTATGACAGCGTTGGGAATAGCCGTATCGGCTTACATGCATAAATCTACTCCACGCGTTCCTCATCTCTGCGAAACACCGGCTGGAAGAGATGACCCGCGATGTGTGGGTTGGTATGCCTACGACAGAGCGTTCAATAGGTAATCGGTTCACAAGACAAATAGGATAAGGTATAGTATATCTATATCAAGTCAGGGCAACCT